CATGTGATGCCCGAGGGCTGGAAGCTCCGCGGCTGATGTGCCGGTGTGACAGTGACGAGTGCTGCAACCTTCGGGCTGAGTACATCGACTCGCGCATCGGGCGTCTCGTCACAGAACAAGCCGACCCGCCCTCAGAGGCTGAGCCTCACAACTAAATCTTGCAGACCACGCCGGGTGGCTCCCTCAAGGCCTTAGGCCGTCGTTGAGGCGTACCTCAAGCATCCGGGCTTACCCATACAGGGGGCGAATGGCGTGGTCTGCAAACGTTGCAACAAGCCCCCAAGGAACGGGCGCTTGCCCGGGGGCTTGTGCAGCGCCTGCGTCGTGGCGACAACCCGCGACGGGACATACGAGTCCTGGGCCGACTACATCCCGTCTACTCCCGACTGGGACAGCAAGTTCATCAACGAAGACGGCTACGTCATGGTTCCGACAGCGCTCGGAGTCCGCGGCGAACACACCCTAGTGATGGAGCAGGAACTCGGCCGGAGACTCGTCAAGGGCGAGAACGTGCACCACATCAACGGCGTCCGGGACGACAACCGCCTCGAGAACCTTGAACTGTGGTGGCGCCCTCAGCCCGCCGGCCAACGCGTCCGGGATCTCATCAAGTACATGGCCGAGTATCACGCTGAGGCGATAGCGAAAGCATCGGAGGGCTCAAAGTGACTTGCACGATGACGTTGGTCCTCGACTACGACACAGTCGACTGCTACCTCCCCGCTGGCCATGCTGGCCCACACAAATGCGTGGGTGACGGTACAAGGTTCTTCTGGGCATACGACCGGTGAGTGACACCCGACGCCGCAACTACCTTGGGCAACCAATCCGCGACGGGCAGCATGCGAAACGATGCCCCGAACCGGACTGCGACTGGTGTGTGAACGGGGCCGCGAAGAAACAGTGGCGTCGATGGTTCAGACGGGCGGTGACATTCGATGAGTAGCGCATACGACGACCTGTGTGCAGCAGTCCGCACCTACTACGACAAGGTCGAACCCGAGTCCTATGTCGAAGCATGGTGCCTCATCACCCACCGCCTCAGCCCCGAGCTTGAGCAGGACGGGCAATCCACGGTGGGTGTGTTGTCGTCCCCTGAAATGTCTTGGGTGATGAAGCGTGGCCTGTTGGATGTGGCGCTCACTGAGGACCGGACATCAGCAACGGTCCCGGAAGATGACGATGATGACTGATGCGAAGACATGGACGTGCCATGTCTGTGGAGACCCCATTCGGCGCGCCGTAGACCCGCCTCTTGGTTCCCCGTTCTACGAGCATGTCCGGAACGCTCAGACGCGCATCAGGGATGGCCGGGACGTTTGCCGGTTCGCAGTAAGAGGATGACGACTGATCTGAGGGGGTTCTCGTCTATCTCGTCGCGGTGACGACGCAAACCACACCACGGGGCTGACAGGAAGGCCCGGGACGCATGTCAGTGGCGATCACGCCTCACCTTGCCATGCGACCGGATATCCGGTTTCGATTACCGGCAGCTCCACGAGTCGATGTAACAGGGCTACCCGGACTCCAAACAGGAGAAGGCTCTGGCGGTGTGCTTGTAACGGCACTCACGCACGCTCCGAATAAGGCGTGCACACAGATTTCCGATTCCCTTCGACGAACCTCCGAGGTACACCATGCGCGTGTGCTCTGTGGACGGTGACACCGATGACTAAGCGCAACGACGTCGTACGTAAACGTGCACGCAAGGTCATCGCCGCATCCCGCGCAGCCTGCCACATCTGCGGGCTACCGATCGACTACACGCTCAAGTGGCCAAACAAGCGCTGTTTCGTCGTCGACCATGTGGTGCCCCTGGACCGTGGTGGCGCTGACTCGCTCGAGAACCTGCGCGCAGCACACGCCGACTGTAACTCCACCAAACGCGCCAGAGTATACGCACCCATCGTGCGGAGGTCAGGCGCACTCGACTAGACCGCTCACCTTGTCGGAGGTGAGTGCCCACGGACGGATTGATCCCCGTCGCGGTGGGCATTTCTTGTACCCACCGACATGGGGAGACGCTGATGCGAACCTGTTCCGTAGACGACTGCACCAAGGCGCACCGGGCAAAAGGTCTGTGCGCCACGCACTACAACCAGCAGATGCCCAACCGATACCGCATGCACACCGTGAAGTGCGCATGGTGCGGCTCGGATGCCGAGAAGTACACGGCCGGTGGGCGTTACGCGAACAGCTACTGCGGCGGAGTGTGCCGCGATCACGCGCGACGCGGAAACGAAGGGGCCTCACAGCTTCCACTGGATCACTGGGCACGCTGGTACGGCGCCACATCGACATGGTCGGCACCCGAGAGTAAGCCCACGTTCCAAGTAGGACGATGCTCCGACTGTGACACCACCATCGTTGAGCCGGCCCGACAGACCCCATCCGAATACTGCTCACCCCTGTGCACCAAGCGGACACAGCGCCGCAGGCGCAGGGCACGTGAACACGATGCACCAGGCGAGTTCACCACCGCATCAGTCATGCGCCAGTACCGACGCCAAGGATACGCCTGCGCCTACTGCAAGCAACCCGCGGGCATACCAGACCCCGAGCACGTCGTGCCACTCAGCAGAGGTGGACGCAACGACATGTCCAACCTCGTCGCAGCATGTCGCGCATGCAACACAGACAAGGGCGACATGACACCCACCGAGTGGGCTACTGACCGAGCACGACGCGGCCTGCCCGAGCTCGACACGACACTCAGCGGCGCCGAGTACGTACACCTGTGGCTGAGAGAACCGACCGGCACCGCATGGCGACACCAAGCAGCCTGAACCGGGTGGTCGGGGTCTCCCCCTAGGGGTGCACGGTAGCCCTCCGGGTATACGGATGATCTCCCCCCGCCGTTTTTTTCGTTTGGAGGTGCCGCATGGCTAAGGCACCTTTGAGGGCTGTCAAGCCGGGCGAGGCTCCTCCTGCGCCGAAGATTTTGAGTCTTGCTGAGGCGATCGAGTCGGGTGACTACTTGCAGATTCTTTTGGCGCAGCGTCGGGAGATTGTAGGTGATCTGCCGAACATGCAGGGGCCGGCGAAGGCTGCGATGCATCGTCAGGTTTCGATCTTGTCGAAGGAGATCGAGGGGCTAGAGGCGCGGGCTGAGGAAGAGGCTGATGATGCCGAGTTCGACGCCGACGAAACCTGGGACGAAGAAGCTATCTGAGGTTGCGCGTCACCTGTCGATCCCCGAGGGAATTGGTGGGCCGCAGTCTTGGGGGAGGATCGCAGCTCAGATTCGCGCCCTTGGCGGGAATCTTGAGACGTGGCAGGACGGTATTGGCCGGTGTGCGTTTGCGCTCCGTCCGAACGGGATCTATGCGGCGTCTGTTGGCGGCGTGGTCATCTCCATACCCCGCCAGGTCGGGAAGACGTTCCTTGTCGGCATGATCGCGTTCGCGCTGTGTCTCCTGAAGCCGGGGACGAAGGTCATCTGGACCGCGCACCACAGCAACACCGCGGATGAGACTTTCGAGGCGATGTCTGCGATGGCGCAGATGCGCAAGGTGGCGCCGCACGTCCGCGCGGTTCGTAGCACGAACGGTCAGCAGCGGATTGTGTTCCGTAACCGGTCGCGTATCGAGTTTGGGGCGCGTGAGCGTGGCTTTGGTCGCGGTAAGCAGAAGGTGTCGTTCCTTGTTCTGGATGAGGCGCAGATCCTGACGGATTCCGCGCTCGAGAACATGGTTCCGTCTATGAACCGGGCGGATAACCCGCTGATGTTCATGATGGGGACTCCGCCGCGTCCGCAGGACCCTTCCGAGGTGTTCGCGAACAAGCGGGCTCGTGCTTTGGCGAAGACGTCGAAGGATACGGTGTTCGTCGAGATTTCGGCGGACGAGAAGGCTGATCCTGACGACCGCAAGCAGTGGGCTGTCGCGAATCCGTCGTACCCGCATTTCACGCCTGAAGAGGCGATGTTGCGGATGCGTGAGGCGTTCACGGATGACGGGTTCAAGCGTGAGGCGCTTGGAATCTGGGACCCGGATGTCTCTCCGCAGGTTATTGACGAGAAGGCGTGGGGCGACCAGGCCGACCCGGCATCTATGCCGGTTGACCGTCTTACGCTCGCGCTTGATGTTCCGCCTGACCGTAAGACCGCTTCCGTGTCGCTCGCCGGCCAACGGTTCGACAAGAACTGGCATGTGGAGCTCGATGACGAACGCCGCGGCGTCGACTGGGTCATCCCGTGGGTTGTTGCGCGCGCGGAGAAGAACAAGCTTCACGCTGTGGTCGCGGATGAGATGTCCGGCCTGGTGGAGAAGCGCAAGGGGCGCCACTACCTGATCGGTACGGACATTGTTGTGACGCTCGCAGCGGCAGAGGGGCGTGACATGGCTATCGGCTGCGCGAAGTACCACGACGGGATCGTGGACGGCACCGTGTTCCACACGGATCAGCCACAGGTGAACGCCGCCTTGTCGGTTGCCGCCAAGCGCCCGCTTCAGGGCGGGTGGGCGTGGAACCGGAAAGACGCCGCGTCCAACATTTCTCCGGTCGTATCGCAAACACTCGCCCTGTGGGGTGCCCAGAAAGACAACGTTGAGCGTCCTACCCGGCGTTCTGGATCTAGGACGGCGGTGGTTCTCTAGTGGCCGAAAAGATCAACGTCCCTGGTCTATCAGATGACGAGCTTGTGACCCTGAACTACAACGCTGAGCAGTTGGCGGCGCTGTCGAAGCGGAATCTGTTGCGTTCGTCGGTGTATGACGGGAAGCGGGCGATCAGGCAGGTTGGGTCGGTGATTCCGCCGCAGTACAAGCGGTTGGGGCTGATTCTGGGGTGGAACGCGAAGGGTGTTGACGGGCTTGCTCGGCGTTGCAACCTGGAGCGGATGGTGTGGACCGGTGGGGACATCAATGCGCTTGGTATCCAGGAGCTCACGGATAACAACTTCCTGCTGTCGGAGATCGCGAACGGGCGTACGGATTCGCTGATTCATGGGGTGTCGTATCTGATTACGACGCGGGGGGATGAGTCGAAGGGTGAGCCGAAGGCGCTGATTCATGCGAAGGATGCGTTGAACGCGTTCGGGTCGTGGAATAACCGGAAGCGTCGCCTTGATGATCTGCTGTCGGTGACTTCTCGTAAGGACGGGAAGATTACCGGGTTCGTTCTGTACCTCGATGGGGAGACGATCAACGCGGAGAAGGATTCGTCTGGTTGGTCGGTGGATCGTTCGGAGCATCCGTGGCATGTGCCGGCTGATCCGATGGTGTATCGGCCGCGTGCGTCTCGCCGTATGGGTCGTTCGCGTATTACCCGGTCGACGATTGGGCTTCAGGATGCGGCTGTTCGTGCGTTGATTCGCATGGAAGGTCACATGGACATCTACTCGATCCCGCAGCTTGTGCTGTTGGGTGCGTCGGAGTCGATTTTCAAGAATGCGGATGGGTCGCAGAAGGCGTCGTGGCAGGTTGCGCTTGGGCGCGTGTTCGGTATTCCGGATGACGATGAGGCGACGCACCCGCGGGCGGACATCAAGCAGTTCTCGGCTCAGACACCCGAAGCACATCTGGCGCAGATGAACGCGCTCGCGAAGCTGACGGCTCGAGAGTTCGACCTGTCGGACGCGGATTTCGCGCTTACTGACATGGCGAACCCGACTGCTGCTGATTCGTATTCGGAGGCTCGGGAGAATCTGCTTGCTGAGGCTGAGGGTGCGACGGACGACTGGTCGATTTCGGTTCGTCGTTCGGTGACTCGGGCGCTGGCGATTCAGAACGATCTCAACGCGATTCCGGATGAGTGGGCGTCGATCGATACGAAGTGGCGTAACCCGCAGTACGTGTCGCGGTCGGCTGCGGCGGATGCTGGGCAGAAGCAGCTTGCGGCTGTGCCGTGGCTTGCTGAGACCGAGGTTGGTCTGGAGCTGCTTGGTATGGATGAGCAGACGATCAAGCGTGCTCTTGCTGAGAGGCAGAAGGCGCAGGGCCGGGCTGTTGTTGAGGCTGCTTTGAACACGCGGGCGGTGCCTAGTGGTGACGCCGCTTGAGTCGAAGGCCGCGCTGCGGATCGTAACCGAGGAGTCGGTGAACACGGCGACCGCACTGTTGACGGGTCTCAATGGGAGCCCTGATGCGCGGCGTGCGGCTCTGCTGAATGGTGTGCCGGCGATCATCGGCTATTTCTCTGAGGGGTCTGCGGCGTTGGCTGTGGACTTCTATGAGGAGGAACGGGTACGGGCTGGGACTCGGGATCGGACGTTTGTCACTGAGTTCGTGGTGAATGACCGGACGGTGAAGATTCGGCGCGGGGTGGCGTGGGCTTCTGACCCGTTGTTCTCGGGTGACGAGGAGACGGCGTCGAAGCGGCTTGCGGAGATTGTGCAGTTGGAGACGGCTAAGCCGTACCGCGACACGATCCTGACGAATCGGCAGAACGATCCGGAGTCGGTTGGTTGGCGTCGGATCACGACCGGCGGGTGCCGGTTCTGTCGGATGCTGTCCGATCGCGGCGCCGTGTACCGGCAGTCAACAGTGCAGTTCGCGGCTCACCCGAATTGTCATTGCACTGCGCAGCCGGTGTTCAAGGAGAACGATCCGGGCACTGAGGTTGGCGAGTTCCAGTACATGGCGAGCCGGCGCAACAAAACGCCGGCTACGAGGGCGCGTGTCCGGGACTACCTGGACGCCAACTACCCGGAGTAAAGGCTTCCACGGGTCTCCTGTGGCCGCACGCGACGGTTTCGCGGTGAATGTGCGACGGCACGAAAACGGAGAGTACCGAAATGACTGAACC